CGATGATGCGCCGGGTCTGTTTGACGGCGCTGGCGGCAACACCGGCACAAGCGGCACATATGATTTCGACAACTATATCGATCTGGGCGCAGTCTTCACTAGCCGGGTCACAGCGAATCTGACGGTGCAGCGCCGCGATTATGTTGTTTTGTTCGATAGCCGCGAGGGATTGTTTGACGACGCGGTCGGCACGTTCGATGGTGACGCGCAGGCGTTTGATGACACTAACGTCGAACTGCAAGTCAGCGTCACCAGTGATGATCCAGCCGGATCGCCAAGCTGGTCAGACTTCCGCACGTTCTTTGTCGGGGATTACAAGGCGCGTGCTTTACGCTTCCGCGCTATCTTGACCAGCACAGATGAGCAAGCCACGCCAGAGGTGACGGCGATGTCGGTGCAAGTCGATATGCCTGACCGTGTTGTGAGCGAAGCTGACATCGCGTCGGGTGCCGGTGCCAAGGCGATCACGTTCTCGCCAGCCTTCAAATTATTGCAGGGCGTCGGCATTGCAGCGCAAAACTTAAACAGCGGCGATTATTATGCTATAACAGCTAAGAGCGCCACGGGATTCACGATTACGTTTTATAACTCCAGCAACGCGGCGGTCGACAGGACGTTTGATTACGTCGCAAAAGGATATGGTGAGGTCGCAGCATGAGCCAACACGATTTAGATATTGCCAATCAGGGATTCCCAGCCACACGGTCAGACTTGAATCTGGCGCTGAAAGCCTTGGGGTCATCGAATTCCGGCGCAAGTGCGCCATCGACAACATACGCAAATCAGTTGTGGTATGACACGGCGAACAACATCATCAAAATCCGAAATGAAGATAATGATGCTTGGATCAGCCTGTTCACACTGGATCAGTCTGCCGACAATATTGAGGCGCTGACAGTAAATGGCACTCTGACTGCTGATAGTGTGGCAATAGACAATATTACCATCGACGGCAACACCATTAGCAGCACTGATACGAACGGCAACGTAAACATTGACCCAGCGGGAACCGGCAATACGGTTATTGCTTCGGGCAATTTGGGCATCGGCACATCTGCACCGTCTTCATACTCTGGAACACTTGCTGTGGTTGATAGTGCGGTTGGCAGTGTTGCGATTAGCGGCGGTACTGGTGGCAACGAAGGTTCAATCCTGCGCTTTCAGAAAGGCACTACAGACAAAGCGTTCATCGGTATGAACAGTGTAGTGGTAGGTGGCGGCTCATCCTCTGATGGTTTGACTATTGAAAACATCACAAACTCCCCGACCCGGTTTCGCAATGACGGCTCAGAATCCCTCCGCATCGAAAGCAGCAGCAGCATGATAGGGCGGACATCAACCTCCTTATCTGGCACTGGTGTGCTTTTGGTGAAAAACAGCACGAATTTTATGGGTGCTGACGCTTCTAATATTCTTGCACTTAACAGGAATAATAATGACGGCGACCTGATGCAATTTAGACAGGCAGACAATATTGAAGGCAGTATCTCTGTATCCGGCAGCACCGTTAGTTACAACGGTGGCCACCTCGCACGTTGGTCGCAGCTTGCTGACAACACCAAAGACACCAGCATCGTCAAGGGCACAGTCATGACCAACCTTGACCAGATGTCTGTGTGGCATCACGAGGCGCAACCGGCAACGTATTACACAGAGGATGATGAGTTACCTGACGGTGTGTCTGTTGGCGATGAAAAAACACCGGCTATTGCCGCATATGATGAACAGAACGAACAGCTTAATTGTATGGCCGTGTCGTCTGTCGAAGGTGACGCAAACGTGGCTGGCGTATTCGTCAACTGGGACGATGACGACGAGGATTTCACCGCTGATATGAACATCGCAATGACCGGCGATATGGTTATCCGCATTGCACAAGGCACGACAGTAGCACGAGGCGACTTGCTGATGTCTGCCGGTGACGGCACTGCCAAGCCGCAGGACGATGACATCGTTCGCAGCAAGACCATTGCGAAAGTCACCAGCACAACAGTTTCACATACATATGACGACGGTACCTATCTCGTGCCGTGTGTCTTGATGGCTTGCTAATGCCCGAAGAGCAGAAAATCGCACTTGATGTTGCGGCGGGGACAGGCACTGCCGCTGCGATGATGGATATGGCCCCGAACGCCGTGGCTCTGATCACTGGCGTATGGGTGTTGATCCGCATATGGGAAACTGAGACGGTGAAGCGGCTGACGGGGCGCGACTGATGTGGAGATTGTCCACGCCTTTGTGCTGACGGTATGGATCGGCCTCAATGACGACAAGAGGAAGGTCAGCGACGATATGTTCTTCGAGAGTGTGGACCGATGCGTCTACTTCGCAAAGCGGCTCCACGCACAAGGTCAAGACGTGACAGCGGTGTGCCTCCCAGTGAAGGTGGGTCCAGAGCAGGAGATTTACAAGTGATACAGATGCCGATGATCGATCTGATACAGACCACGCTGATAGTCGTCGCAATCGTGATGCTGGCGAGGCGATAATGATCGA